TTAAGGATGGAAAGGTTGTAGAGAACGACCTGGACACTGGTTGTGTTTCCGCAGATAAATTAGCAACTGATGCGGTTCTTACTGCAAAAATCAAAAATAAGCAAGTTACTCAAGAAAAACTAGCTGATGATATTTCCTTCTTTCCCACAGGGGGTATTATTATGTGGTCTGGTCAAGCATCAACTATTCCAAGTGGTTGGAAATTGTGTGATGGTAATAATGGAACACCAGACTTAAGAGGTAGATTTATTGTTGGTGCTAGTGCAAGTGGTGGATACGATCCTGGTGCAACGGGAGGTTCAAACGAAGTAACTTTAACAGAAGCACAACTTGCCACACATAAACATGATATAACATCTAACGGAACCCACGGACATACTACTGGTGGTAGTTCGTCAACTGATAGTGCTGGAGCTCATTCTCATGGTGGTGGGACATCACGTCAAGATAGAAACCATACTCATAGTGGTTCAACTACTGAAAATGGATATCATCATCACCCCCCTGTTACTCAAGTTGGTTTTGATAATGAAGGTAATGGTAATCCACTAAGAATTCTTGCTGAAGATGGTCCTCCATGGGCTGGAACAGTATGGGATTCTGGTGGTGGATCACATGGACACCAATTTACAACTGCTGGTATTAGTAACGACCACGCTCATACTATTACTACTGATAATCATTCCGGCCATTCACATCCTGTTAGTCTATCAATCGCAGAAAATGGTGCTCACCAACATCCATGTGAAAATGTAGGGAGTAATCAACCACATGAAAATAGACCACCATATTATGCTTTAGCATTCATCATGAAAGTGGCATAAATACAAACGTAATCATTCGATATCATTCAAAAACATGGAAGCGACTAAGATGAGAGAAACTCTCACATTGAGAGCAACAGAAATTCGTGATGAACTTCTGGAACTAGAAAAGACATTTAATCAAAAGAAAGAACAGTTTCTTAAACTTACTGGTGCTTTAGAAGCTCTTGATCAATTAGATGCAGATGTCCCATCAACGGCAACAGAGTGATTGTAAAGCAATCCTCTGGGTCATGTCAATGTTGACAAACGGATTATCTAGTGGTATTCTAATTAAGTCTTGAGATGTTCTTTGCGTCTTTGAGAACTCAAGACCCGTCTTTGGTGATGGACGGTTTTTTACATAAACTGAGGAGGGGTTGGTGTCCCTCCTCTTTTTTTGTGCCAATTTTAAAGGTGTCTACCAAACCACCCACGCACCACCAAATGCCCTATACTACTAAGGTATTCAACGGACAGACCCGATGGCAGTTAATCTTGAAGTCAAAGGTTCCCTGGCAAAGTGCCTGGCAACTGAAAACCTCATCATTGAACACAAGAAAGTTCCTACTGCATCTTTCGATGTTGACCGTCGTGTGCTGACTCTCCCTAACTGGGACCGAGCATCTGCAACTGTTTACGACCTTCTTGTTGGTCATGAAGTCGGTCATGCTTTGTTCACTGACAATGTTGACTGGACTGTTGAATACCCTGATGTTCCCAAAGATTTTGTGAATGTCCTTGAAGATGTTCGTGTCGAACGTCTTATGAAGAAAAAGTTTGCTGGTCTTTCCAGAACTTTTTACAATGGATACAATGAACTGAATGATGAAGACTTCTTCTCTACTCGGGATGAAGACCTTGACAAGTGTTCTTTCATTGACCGTATCAATCTGTATTTCAAGATTGGTGCATTCCATAACATTGCATTCTCCGATGAAGAGAATGAGTTCATTACCCGTGCATCTCAGACAGAAACTTTTGACGATGTACTGCGTCTGTCCAAGGATGTTACTGACTTTGTAAAAGCAACAAAGCAGGAACCGATGCAATCCCCCCTCCCTCAGCAGGGACAGGGAGAGGAAGGTGAGGATGAGGAGCAGGACTCCCCTGAAACCTCCCCTGAGGGGTCTCAGGCACCCCAGGAGGACGGTCAGCAGGAACCCGTCAAGAACGGCAGCATCCCTGAGGAGAAGCAATCATCTCCTGGTGGTGGTGGCAGTCAACAGCAGGACAATGAACTTGAGTCTAAAACTCAAGATTCTTTTGATGAGCAACTTGAAAGTCTCACTAACAAATACAGAAGTGAGGATACTTATTATGTTGAACTTCCTACCTTTGACCTGGATAAACTGATTATCACTAATGAGTATATCCATAACCACTGCGATAAGTGGTATGAAAGTGCTGAAGAAAATCGTTCTTGGGTTGGTGAAGGTACTAAGATTGCCATGCGTCAGTATGCTACCTTCAAGAAATCTGCTCAGAAGGAAGTCAACTACATGGTGAAAGAGTTCGAGTGCCGTAAGTCTGCTGACCAGTATGCTCGTTCCTCCACTGCTCGTACTGGTGTCCTTGATACAGCAAAACTTCACACTTACAAGTACAATGAAGACCTCTTCAAGAAAGTCTCTGTTGTTCCTGATGGCAAGAATCACGGTCTGATTTTCATCATTGACTGGTCTGGTTCTATGTGCAACTTTATCTTGGATGCATATAAGCAACTGTGCAGTCTGATGTGGTTCTGTAAGAAAGTGAATATTCCTTTCGAGGTGTATGCTTTCACTCTGGAACCTTCTGCTTATATTGAGACACAACCTAACCACCCTCATACTTACAATCATAAAGAAGGATTGTTGGTTCCCGAATCATCTTTCCGTCTTCTCAATCTGTTCACCAGCAAGGTAAACAATCCTACTCTGGAAAAGCAGATGGGTACTGTTTGGAAGACTGTTTACAGTCACCAATATCGTCAGTATGAGTCCCCCAGCATTCTGGACTTGTCTGGAACTCCTCTGGGAGAAACTATCATGGCTCTTCATCAGGTGATTCCTGCATTCCAATCTGCCAACAAACTTCAGAAAGTGAATTGTGTCTTTCTTACTGACGGTGAAGGTTATCAAAATGCCATTACTGTTAAGAAGAAACGGTTCTATGATGATGAAGAAATCATTGGAACTACTCGTAAACCACACGTTGCTATCCGCAATCGTAAACTTGGACGTGTTTATCCTGAATTTGATTGGAATCAGTTCCCAATGTATTCCAAGATTCTTCTGAACACTGTGCGTGATGCATTCCCTTCAGTGAATCTCATCAATTTCCGTATTACTCCTGCCCGTGAGTTTTCCAACTGCTGGCACTGGTACGGTAACGGTTCCTCCGACCTGTACGAGAAATTGAAGATGGTTTATCGTAAGCAACAGTGTGTGCAATTTGATGACACTGGTTATGACCAGTTCAATGTCATTGCTGCATCCGCACTTAACCAAGATGATGAATTCATCGTCAAGGAAAATGCGACCAAGGCACAAATCAAAAAGAGTTTCACTAAGATGCTCGGAAGCAAGAAAACTAACAAAAAGATTCTTGGTTCCTTCATCGAACTCATTGCCTGACCACCTGGGAGGGTGTCCACTCGGACCCCTCCACCCCCCTCAGACCTGCTACAATTACTAGGTAATCAACAGAGAACACATGACTGACCAAGCACTTGCTCTTCTTAAAGAAAAGTATGGCACTGAGTTCGGTGCTAATGCTGTGAAAGAAGTTGCTAAGGAATTGAATACTTCTTATGCTACTCTCTCCAAGTATCTGAACCAGTACAAGGTTGGTCGTGGTAAGTGGTCCCTGGAGCAAACTGTCCAGGAATTGGAAGAAACTCTTGCCTCCTCTGTTCCAACAATGACTTCTGTAGAGCAAAACCTTATCCCTCAGAAAGATGATTCCTTCGTCCAGTTTGGTAACTTCAGTGATATTAAAAAGGTTATTGCATCCCGCATGTTCTATCCTACGTTCATTACGGGACTCTCTGGAAACGGTAAAACGTTCGGTGTGGAACAAGCATGTGCCCAACTCGGACGAGAATTGATTCGTGTGAACATTACAATTGAGACCGATGAAGATGACCTTATTGGTGGTTTCCGTCTTGTTGATGGTGAAACCGTCTGGCACAATGGCCCAGTCATTGAAGCCCTGCAACGGGGTGCTGTGTTGCTCCTTGACGAAATCGACCTCGCAAGCAACAAAATTCTCTGTCTTCAATCTATTCTCGAAGGAAAAGGTGTTTTCCTCAAGAAGATTGGCAAGTTCATTGCACCCTCAGAAGGTTTCCAAGTATTCGCAACCGCAAATACAAAGGGCAAAGGTTCCGACGACGGACGATTCATTGGAACTAACGTGCTCAACGAAGCATTCCTTGAACGATTCCCCGTCACCTTTGAGCAGTCTTATCCGACAGTAGCC